TGGTTGGAGGGGATCATTATTTGTTACCCATTCAACCCGTTGTTTACATCCATGCCAACAAATTACCGTACATGGAAGGCAACATCGTAAAGTACATCACGCGTCATCGAAGTAAGAATGGCGCAGAAGACATTAAAAAAATCATACACTACTGTGAATTAATCTTGGAGCTAGACTATGCACACAAAGACGCAACGTGACGAATTACAACGGCAAAGGAGCTTTGCCTACTACGACAAGAACCGAATCGCTATCAATGAGCGTGTCCGCTTGAAACGCCTGAATACGCGCTTAAGTGTAGATGGTATCCGGCCTATTGCTCAAGCTAACATCACCAAAAAAGAAATCTTAACGCTGATCGGTATTAAGGCATTAACACTCGACAAGATCGTCAAAGACGCGCGTTACTGTATGCCTAAGCATACTGGCACTCACATGGACGGAACAGTGCTGTATAACCGCGCTGAGATCATGGATTGGCTACCGTACATAAGAGAAATGTGCGCGTTCATGTACAAACGTCCGGTTATTAAAATAACCGGCATGGCAGCACAAATCGTCCAGTTCATGCACCGCAATAAAGACATGGAACTGTACTGCGATGCCTCCAGACGCAGAATGATGGACGGGAGGTCTAAAAATGGCTAGGGATATTGATTACTCTTTAATTCTTCAGGTGCTTTACAGCAAAGGTTTTAGCCTTGCCGACATAGCAAGAAAAACAGGCGCAGCAATGAGTACCTTGTCCACGGTAAAGCAGGAAACTAAACCTGTACCTGTCGGCTGGCATGATGGTTGGGAAGGCATGGCAATGCAAGATTATTACCGTAAAGCGGTAGGTGAAACGCCTCCCAGAGTGGGAGATTATATTGAGGTGTGCGATGAGTAAAGAAAGAGAGTTGTTGCAGAGATGGGTATCTAGACACTCAGATATTGCAGAATACCACACCCTAAAAGAAAAAACAGAAACATTCTTAAACCAACCTGAGCAAAATTTACGAGAAGATTTACGAGAAGGTTTACGAGAAGGTTTAACTCGTGAAGAAATATCACAAGGCTTTAGAGATAATGAAGATGCAATTAACGCTGAAAGTTTCTGGGCTGGTGTTAAGTATGCAGAAAATATGCACGGCATTGGAGGTGGGGAATGAGTAAAGAACAGTTTGGCTTAATTAAGTTTGCTATAGATGGTATCTTTTTTGATATGGCATGGGGCGCTACTAAAGATGGCGAGGGGGAGATGCCTGACATACTAAAAGAAAAATTTAAAGTTGTACTGGAGATGCTACATGAAAATGAAATATCCGCTTTATGATGAAAACGCCAGATGTCTTGGTAGTAATTGCGAAAAAAAACAAGACTGCGCTCGTTATCTAACTATCGAGATAGATACTAAGGACTTTATGTGGCGCATGGACGCAAAGAAAGAAATAAAAGAACTTGAGTGTACCCTATTTATAGATTGGCGCAACGCGCATGAATATGAACATTAAACCTAGAATTAAACGTGTAGGTAATATGTGGCTGTGCATTGGGCCTTATGAGATTAAAGGTTTTGGAAGCACTCCGTGTAAAGCCTACTTGAACTGGACAAGGCAATGGTTTTAAGACCTTACCAAGATGAGGCTGCTGACTTTCTGTATAGCCGTGATCGAGCGATGATCCTTGCGCCAGTTGGTGCTGGCAAGACGGCCATCACTTTAACAGCTATGCAGGCGATGATACAGGACGGGCATGTTAAGCGTTTCCTAGTGCTTGCGCCCAAGCGTGTGTGTACAGACGTTTGGAGGCAGGAAGGGCTTAAATGGTCGCCTAGATTAACGATTGAAGTAGCAGTAGGGCTAACAAAAATTAGAGTGGGAGCATTTTTATCGGGTTCAGATGTTGTCGTCACTAATTACGACAATCTGCTATGGCTTTGCCGTGAACGTCCAGACTTGCTTAAAGGCTTTGACGGGATCGTTTTCGATGAACTGACACGCTTAAAGAACCCTTCTGGCTCACGCTTTAAAGCGTTGTTCAAAGTAATTGAGCTGTTCAAGATACGTTGGGGTTTAACAGGGTCATTCACTAGCAATGGTTTAGAAGATGTTTTTGGGCAATGTAAAGTAGTAGACCAAACATTGCTAGGCAGAAGCAAAGGTGCGTTCTTAGAAAAGTATTTCGTCCTAATGAATCGGGATTATGGAGAATGGGCGGCACGTTCTGATTCCTTACCTAAAATTATGAAAGCGATACGTCCAGCAACTTATCTATTAGACGCAGGCAATTATACTGACTTAATGCCACCATTGCACATTGTTGAAGTGAAGTGTCAGATGGACTTGGAACTCTACAACATTATGAAGAAGGATTTTGTAGTGAAATTTCCTAGCGTGACAGCCGTTGCGGTTAATTCGGCAGTCGTAACAACCAAACTGCAACAAATGAGTTCTGGCTTTGTGTACCATACGACTACTACGCCTGCTAAGACTCCTGGGAAGTATGATTCATCTACTGAATCGATTTGGTTTTCAAGTCATAAATTCGATAGGCTAGAAGAATTACTTGCAGAAAACCAAAGAGATTGTACAATGATCTTTTACACCTACAAGGAGGAGTTAGCAGAACTGAAGCGCAGATACCCCCATGCGCAAACTTTAGATGACCATAACGCTGTTGAGCGTTGGAATACGGGGCAGATTGAGTTGTTGTTGGCGCACCCTAAGAGCGCAGGGCATGGCCTGAATCTTCAGCATCATGGTAATAAGATAGTGTTCTTATCGCTGCCGTGGTCACGGGAGCTGTACGAACAGGCAATAGGGCGTATTCATAGGAGTGGTCAAAAGCGGGAAGTGTGGTGCTACGTCATGCTGACCGATAAAACGATAGACGAACGCATCTATTCTGTTTTGCAGGAGAAATGCACCTTATCAGAAATTGCAATCTTGGAGCTTTCAAAATGTTAAGTTGGAGAAAACTGAATGAAGTGTTATCAGATTTAGATGAAGAAGAAGTAGTAAAATTGTTGGAGAATGAAAAAATAGGTGCTAGGCGGGCGATGGTTATGATACGTCTACATCAACGCTTTTGCACCCTGAGAATGGCTAGGGAGCGCAATCAACTTTTTGGAGAAAGTCAATGATATTCTATAACTGTGAAGAAATCGAACAAAAACTGCATAAATCAAGAATACTGAATATTGTACTAATGATTCTGCTGATTATGTCACTAATGGTTAATGTGGCATCAGCAGAAACAATTAACTGCACTACCTTTGGTACGCAAACTACCTGTACTAATGGGATGGTGATTAACCGCATGGCATTAGGTACAAATATTACTACACCTGATGTGGTTCCAGTAGTAACGCCGATGGAACAAATAGCGCCTGCTATGCTAGTTGTTCCTATCCCACCAATACCAGGTATTAAATAATTTCTTCTTCAGCAGGCATCGCAGCAACTTGTGGGCCTGCTTGTTCTTGAATCTTTTTGATAACGCCAGCTACTTGAACGAATTGGCCTACACCTAAAGCGTTCATAATGATGTTAATTTCTTCTAGTTCTAATTCTAAGTTAATCATAAGAGTAATAATTCTGCTTCTTTATTTCTACGAATAGTAAGACCTTTTAAGACCTTACCGCCTGCTTTATCCCATTTCTTTATTTCGGATGAAGCCGCCAGCCAATTACCCGCATCGACTTGTTTCTTTAATGTCGATTTGGCGTAATTACCAACACCCAGATTATAAATGAAGTCAGCAATAGCAGCTAATTTTTCAATGTTCGCCGTTGCTAGTATGGGTGAATACTTCACCGCTCTGTCAAGCACCGCCATAGCCGTTATTAACAAACATTCATCAGCTTTTTCTTGTGTCCAGCAAACACCTTTCTTTACTTCAGCGCCAGTATATCCCCAACCCACTGTCCACACGCCCCCACTGCATTGGTACGAGGTTAATTTACAACCTTCACTATCTCTAATGAGCTTAAGAACTATCTCTAATGCGCTCATTCGTAAGTAGGCGTCCGTGAACGTAAACCTTGCGCAATGCGTTTTGCAATGCCTACCTGTTCTGGCGTAGCATTTGCAGTAGGATCGCCCGAAAATATACGGCTTAATATAGTTTGACGCATATATTTTGCATTTTCAGGTTTTCCATATTCCATACCCGCAAAATATTTAGTTTGTTCTGGAGTTACTTGAAATTGGGGGTCAAGATCGTTTTCACGCATGTAAAGCCGCATCGCTTCATTTTGTGCAACCGCCGCTTTTCTTTCATTTGTTAAAGGTGAATAAGGGTTAAGCGTAATTTGATTATCTTCAGCCGCCATCCCTGCAACACTAGGGTTCCGTTTAAAAAATGTATTTTCGCTTGAATATGGTTGTCGTACTCTATAGCCATAAACATTATTATTAGTTAACAATTCAGATAAACTAGGCATAATAATTAACCTTTAAGAATATTAAATGTCTCATTTAGTTACCCTTAGAAAAAATATAAGCTAAAAAAGCAAAGATTGCGCTTACACTAAAGACTACACCCCCAAAGAAGCCTTTGTTTGAGTGCGCGTTTTTCTGTAATTCATCAAGCGCGGTAAAAATCCTATCAGATCGTCTGCGCGCATCTTCTCTTTCAACGTAAATATCCTTACATAATCCATCTAATCTTTCTTCCACTTTTGCCACTCTGCTTAATATGTCGTCCACGTTGTCAGTTC